AATGTATGGGCTAAATGGGCAGAACAAGCAAAGATTGATGGTAGATGTATTAACTTTATGTTGATGAATCCAGAACTTGTAACTCAAAGAGTTAATCCAAGATCTGTGACTACTTTCTTTAATGGTATTAGTTCTATTCCTAAGTTTGAAGATGATCTTCCGTTAATCCAAATGATTGGTGAAGGTTCAGTTGGTGTTGATTTCTCTAGTATGTTTACTATGTTTATCAATAATAAACTAGATAGAATCATATCTCCGGAAGATACATTTACAAAAGATGAAGCTTATGTTATGGGAGCTTTAACAGGTGCAGTAGGTAAAGATGATGACTTTAGGGCAGATATCTCTAGTGTTATTGCTACCAGATTAATTAATTATTCATTGACTTATGCTGATACTAAACCAGTGCCTGATGCAATGATTAATAGATTAGTTAAGTTAACTACAGACTGTGATGCATTTACAAATGACCTTAGATATTATATGGTTAAAGAGATTGTTAATGGAAACAAAAACAAGTTCTCTAAAATGATGATGAATACAAATGTAGTCAAAATGGCTGTACAATAAATTGTTTAACAGGGGAGGTAAAACTCCCCTTTTTAATTTTTAAATATGAATATATTACAAATAAAGTCTGGAATCTCAAGATATGACTATGTAAATGAACTTGGTACCGTATCATTTAGTATTAAATTACATGTAGGAGGTTTTGGACAAGATATTTCAGATGAGTTATCTTTGAATAAAATACCTTATACTCCAACTAAAGGAGATAAAATTTTCTTTTTACCAAATGTAAATGTACCTAGAGTAAAGTTTAAAAATGTATGTGTTGAGCATGCTGTTAAAAATGTAAGAGACTTCAATCAAGCAACTGTATTTTTTGGTTCAAAGAAAAGTCTTAATGAAATGACTAGTACAAATTGGTTGTATAAATGTCCTATTAAAGAGTTTTTAGCATTTTTTGAATTGGTTAAACCAAAAATGGATGAGTATGATATAGAAAAGGTTGAAACATCTCTTGAATTTTATACTGAAGACCTCATTGCTGTTGATTATAATCTAAAAGAAATGATAAACAGTGAGCACTCAATTATTAAAGATGAGACTTTTGGTTATAGTGAAAACTTAATGATTGTCAAAGAAGAGTATCAAGAGCTTTACAAATTTTTACAAGATAAAACTATACTAGATGAGTCTAGTGTAATAAATGTACTTAATGGTGAAGATGCTGCTGAGATTGATAAAGTAATGTTTGAACATCTTTCTGAAATGTTAGATAGTTCTGATACTGATAATCATGTTCTTGCTATGGAAATCATGGCTAATTCTAAATATACAGAAAGTCTTATTTATCTAGAATTATTGTTTTATAAGTATGCTTATAAAATTGGTAGCTCAAAGACTAAGACTCATGTCAATTTTAAGTCTTTGATTAGTTATTTAGGAAAAGATAAAAACTATCTTGATACTAGCATTGATAATGTAGTAAACTCTTTAATAGATAAAGGCCAACTTACTTCTGATAATCTTGATATCTTATTGACTTATGCATCTAAAGATATCCAGAATAGAGGAGATAGCACATTCTTTACAGTAAAAACTATTTCTGTTGTTCCAGATCTTTTAGCTAAACTTAATAGTAACTATACTTATGGAATACAAGAAGATTTTGTAGACCCTGTATCTGAAATCTTAACTGTTGAAGAAGTTATTGAAGACATAACAGAAGAAATTCCAGAATCTGAGTTTGCAACTGAAGACAATTTTGAAGTTGCCAGTGAGGAAGAAGTGTCACATTTACTTTATGGAGTAGATAATGAAGACATAGAAGTTTCATTAACTTTAGAAGAGGAAGAAGAAGATGACACAGATGTATTAGAACCAGAAGTTGTTTCTGAAATTTCCGAATCTGAATTAAATAACAATCAAATAGACACAAATGGCACTCCAGATATTGACTGGTTCTGATGAACTTGAACTTTTCTATAAGAAAAAGTTTTATTTTAGTTACAGTGGGATTAATAAGTTATTATTCTCCCCTGTAATGTTTTACAATCATTATGTGCTCAACCAAAGAGAGGACAGTACAGACGCGCACCTGGTAGCAGGGCGTGTTCTGCACTGTTTGTTACTTGAGGAAGAGAACTATGATAAACAATTTTTAACAATGCCTGGCAAGATCCCCACGGATAGCCAAAGAAAAATTATTGATAATATTTTCAGATATCACTTGACATTAGGAAATAATTCATTAAATTTGTCTGATTACTCTCAAGAAATACTTACACAACTTCTTACAGTTAACTTATACCAAGCTCTTAAAACTGATCAACAAAGAATTGACAAGATTTTAACTCAAGAAAACATTGATTATTTTGAATTCCTCAAAGCTAGTTTAGATAAAACAGTAGTTGATGAGCCAACATTAGCAGCATGCAGAATTTCTGTAGAAGTGCTTAGAGCTAATCGGGACATTAGAACACTGTTACAATTAGACAAAGAAGAAGATGACAAAACCATTGAAGTTTTTAATGAGTTATTTATTAAGGCCGAACCAAGTGAACAAACATTTGGCTATCATGGAATGCTTGACAATGTTGTTATAGATCACAATACAAAAACTATCTTTATAAATGATTTAAAGACTCTGGGTAAGTCTATACAAGATTTTCCTGATTCTGTGGAGTATTATAGATACTGGATTCAAGCTATTATTTATATACAGCTGGTAAAGCATTACTTCTCAGCATTTAAGGACTACAACTTTGAAGTTACTTTTATAGTAATTGATAAGTACAATCAAGTTTATCCTTATCAAGTGTCTCAAGAAACACTAGTGAAGTGGAAGATTGATTTTGATCATGTAATAGAAAAAGTTACATGGCATTATAATAATAAAAGATATGATCTTCCATATGACCTAGCATTGGGTAATGTAAAATTATAAGTTATGGTAATTAATGCGCTTTACAGGAAATATTTCCAAAAGTCTAAGATATTTATTTATCCGCTCTTAGACATTAAAAGGGGTACACAGATAGTACCAAGTGAGACTTATCTTGCTTGGAATGATCAGTATGAACCCGAGGATAAAAAACTTATTTGTATTTATGATACAGAAGAATTTGGCTTTAAAGATTTTGAAAAGAATGTGCTACTTAAACATACTAGATTACATGAGTATAATGTAGTGTCACCTTCTCAAAGTGTTTGGGTATTTGATTTTTCTGATCTAGGATCTGATTGGAATAATCTGATAAATGGAAAATACAGTAAAATAAATGATGAAACAAAGCGCAAAATTGTTAATTTTTTTGATAAAAACAGTGGTAATCATGTATATGTTACAAGTTACATGTTCCCAAAAGATTTTTTTAAAAGATATGCTGAGTTATTAAATGTACCTGTAGATCTATTAGAAAGTACAGGTGAATTATGTGATAAACCAGATCTTGAAAAAGAAAAATTATTAATTCAAGTAGCAGATTTTGAAAATATTAATAAATCTGAAGTATCTTTATAAAAATTTAAAACTAACAAAATGAGTAATCAATCAATGATGCTTGTCCAAGCAACTTGGCAAGACCAACAAACATTTAGAATGGTACCAGTTACCACAGAATGTCCTTATGTAGAATGTATATTTGATCCAGGTACAAAAGTATTTGTGGTTATATCTAAAATTAGAAGAACTTCTTTACAGATGCTTCCTAAGTTAGATGAGTATGGTCAACCAGCCATGGGTGCAAAAGGCCGTAAAGAAGAAAGACATAAAGTTGATGTATTTCAAGAATTCTATATTGAGCATGCAAATGCTATTAAAGATTTAGTAGAGTTATTTGCTATTAATGCAAAGACATTTGACTACAATCAATTTTTAGGAACAGAAGTTCCTGCAGAAAAAACAAAGTAATTAAACTACAACTACATAAAGAAGGAGTGGTTTAACTACTCCTTTTTTTATTTAACTAAAAGGGGGAACAGCTTAACTGAACTAGCTTATGAGAACAAATGATAGGACCCATTATGTCATGGATTATGAAACTTTATCCAATTGTTTCATTGCCTGCTTTGAAGATGTAAGATCTGAAGATACAGAGATATTTGTTATACATGAAAGTAGAAATGATCTACAAGAATTCCTAAACTTTCTTGATACTAATATTGTACAAGATGAATGGCATGTAAGTTTCAATGGTCTAGGCTTTGATAGTCAAATAACACAATACATCTTAAATAATGCATATGAACTGTTAAATATGACAGCTGAAGATGTAGCTAAATTTATTTATGGAAAAGCACAAGAAGTAATTTATAGACAAAACAATGGAGAATTTTTAGAGTTTAGACCCCGTGATATCCAAATTAGACAGGTAGATGTATTTAAACTTAATCACTGGGATAATCCAGCTAAGAGAAGTTCATTAAAGTGGATTCAGTATACTATGGATTGGAAAAATATCATTGATATGCCCATACACCATACTACTAAAATTGAGAGTTCACAAATTCCAATGATAATTACATATTGTATTAATGATGTTAAGTCTACTAAACAGATTATGAAGTTTAGTAAAGATCAGATTGCTTTGAGAAGAACTTTAACTGAAGAATACAACATTGATTTATTCTCTGCCTCTGAGCCTAGAATTTCTAAAGAATTATTTTTACATTTCTTAAGTAATCAGACAGGAATTAAAAAATATAATCTTAAGCAAATGAGAACTCATAGGCCTAAGATTGTAGTAAAAGATATTATACTACCTTATATTGAATTTAAGACAGCTACATTTCAAAATCTTTTAAAGAAGTTTAATGAAGTAGACATCTATCCAGGTGAGACTAAAGGTGGCTTTAAGTATTCTATTCAGTACAAAGGAGTGAAAACAGATTATGGCTTAGGTGGTATACATGGTGCTAGATCTTCTAAGGTTTATGAATCTGATAAAGACATGGTTATTATGACTTCTGATGTTACCAGTTTCTATCCTAATCTAGCTATTAGAAATAAATGGGCACCAGGACATTTACCACAAAAAGACTTTTGTGATTTGTATGAGTGGTTCTTTGAAGAAAGAAAAAAGATTCCTAAATCTGACCCAAGAAATTATGTGTATAAGATTATCTTAAATTCAACTTATGGTTTAAGTAATGATGAACATAGTTTTCTATATGATCCTGAGTTTACTATGAGAATTACTATTAATGGTCAGTTATGTCTAAGCATGTTATATGAAATGATTTGTGAAGAGATTCCGGGTGCTATGCCTATTATGCAAAATACAGATGGTCTTGAGACTTTAATCCCAAGAGAATATGTAGATAAGTATATGGAGATATGTGCGCGCTGGGAAAAACAAACATTACTGCAGCTTGAGCATGACACTTATAGTAAAATAATCTTAGGTGACGTTAATATTAGCGTCTTAACCTTGTGAATTGCTGGAATATCCTAAAGCTTTATAAACTACAACATGGCTTGAAAAGGCGGGTGTGAATGTTAAAAATTATAAAGATGTCTAATGGACAATCAGCAGCCAAGACCCTTTAAAATGGGTAAGGTTCAGAGACTATCGAAACTACAGTAATGTTAACTGGAAAGGAGTAGAGTACACTTAAATGTGGAAGTGCAAGGCAATTATTAATCTTTTGTTTGGTTATAACAATTATATTGCATATATTGCAGTATGAAAGCAAACAAAAATCATAAAAGGTGTGGTATTTATTGTATTAAAAACACTATAAACAATAAAGTTTATATTGGAAAATCAATAGATATCTACAGAAGAATTAAAGAGCACATAAATATGTTAAACTTAAAGCGTAAAGATGAAAATGCTCATCTTACAAATGCTTGGCATAAATATGGAGCTGATTCTTTTGAATATAGTGTATTAGAATATTTAGAAGCAGATGAAAAAAATGTTGCTATAAGAGAATTACATTGGATGAAACAGTTCAATGCTCTTAATAAGGAATATGGGTATAATTTAAGAAGTGATTCAGATTCAAAAATGATAGTTCATTTAGATACAAGTACTAAAATATCCAACAGGCTTAAAGCTGAATGGAAAGCTGGTATTAGAGATGGACATAGTGCAAAATTAAAAAGTTCTTGGAAACAAGACACTAATAGAAAAACAGCACAATCAGCATTGTTATCAAAAACACTTACTAAATATGCTTATGAGTTATACAATTTAGAACAAGTTTATATTAAAACTTGTACTTATCAAGAACTTATTGAGTTAAGTCTTAAAAACTGTATTGCTACATTCTGTAGAAAAAAACTTGATTACATAAAATTTAAAGCCTATTATATTAAAAAGATTAAAATTGAAGATATAGTCCAAACTAATTAGAAATAATTAGATAAGAAGTAATAACTATATTGCTGTTACTGAAGATGGAAAATCTAAGTGTAAAGGTAGATTTGAGTATAAAGATTTAGCTCTTCATAAAAACAAGAGTTTCTTAATTATACCAAAAGCTATACATGCATACTTTGTAGAAGGTGTTAAACCTGAAGATTATTTAGCTGAGAACCAAAACATATTTGATTATTGTGGTGGTGTAAAAATTAAAGGTGATTGGACATTTCATCAGCATACTGTTGTTGATGGAACTTATACTAATACTCCTTTACAACATACAATAAGATATTTTGTATCAGACAATGGATCTAAAATAATTAAAACTAATAATAGTGATGGTAGAGAAATCCAGGTAGAGGCCGGGAAATGGATGCAAACTATTATGATTGACTATGAAGAGAAAGTATTTTCTGAATATAGAATTAATCAAAAATATTATTTAGAAAATATTTATAAAGAAATTAGGTCTTTAGAACCTATTAATAACCAATTAAAATTATTTTAAAATGCCAAAGAAAATTCAAGATTGCACAAAAGCAAGTTTAATAGATATAGCTCTTCCCGTACATGGGGACAGCTATACTGTTATTAGTCATGAATCAGTTATGGATATGTCAGCTACTGCTCTTGCTAATGCAGGATTTAGTATTGCTGATGAGGAGTACAGAGCTACTGCCGATGGAAATATTGCTCAAGCAATTTATAGATTAACCTATAATAATGATCCTGAGTTATCAATGATGTTTGCTTGGACAAATAGTTATAACAAACAAGTAAGATTTAAATGTGGTGTTGGTGCTTTTATTAATAAAACAGGAACCGTAATGGTTTGTGGAGATATGGGTAACTGGTCTAGAAAACACACCGGAACTGCAGATGAAGAAACATTGAATACTATTACTGATCAAATTGCTAATGCTCAAATGTATTATGATCAATTAGTTAGTGATAAAGAAGCAATGAAACAAGTACCAATGACTAAAAGAAAAC